CGATAATAGCCAATTCCTTGATATGGTGAATGCCGACATAAGTGCCGTTCTGCAAGTCCCCCGTGCGGCTTCGGGACAGGAAAGAGGTTCGACGTTCGCCGCTACATACAGTGCATCAATGTGGAGTATCAACGCTATACGCAGACTTCAAGGGATTGCAGAGCAGGCGTGTCAGCAATTGTTTTTGAAACACCTTGAATTGCTCGGTATTTCTGCTAATCGCCAAGACTTACCACGACTTGAGTTCTCACCTATTGAAGAAGAAGGACACAGCGAGAAAATCAAGCGAGCAACAATGGGTTATACGCAAGGCGTTATGACCCGCAACGAATCAAGAGACATTCTTAGATTGCCCCCAACAAAAGAAGAAGGGGATGACTTTAAGAGTGAGAAGCCAATAGGTGGGGTCAAACCACCAAACCGTAACCCACGAAAGGGTGAACCTAAGGGACCTAAGGTCGACAAAGGAGGAAACAACGATGAGTGAAAAAGAGAATTATGATGCTGAAAATATGTGCAATTGCGGAGAATACACCGCAGAAGTATGTGCCGAGAAAGGTGGAACACCTTCTAATAAGGCTGATTGCTCTGTCTATGCCGACCTATCCAAAGAAGCAGGTTGGGAAAAGAAGAAAGCCGATGAAGAGCCCGAATATGAAGATTGGGGCGAAGAATCCGAAGTTGTTGAGATTTTTGAAGCATCCGAATACAAAGGAAAGAAGGTCACACTTAACAAGCCATTTAGGACAAAGGGCGGTCCGAAGAAGTTCGCTGTTTATGTCAAAAACTCCAACGGCAATGTAATTATTGTCCGATTCGGTGACCCAAACATGGAGATTAAGCGGGACGACCCTAAGCGTCGCAAAGCATTCCGTGATAGACACAACTGTTCCGAGAAGAAGGACAAAACAAAGGCAGGTTACTGGTCATGTCGCCAATGGCGAAAGAGCGCACCCGTTGAAGCAAAGTCTGCCGATGACCCTTGTCAAACAGGGTATGAAGCGTTTGGTATGAAAACCAAAAACGGTCGTAAAGTCCCTAATTGCGTTCCTATCGCAGAAGCATCTCGATTGCGTAAGAAGTATGGGGCAGGCTACAACAAGGATAAAGATTACTCTGCCGAAGTCCAATATGAAGAAGCATCCGAAGAGGACTGTGGTGGCTGTGGCTGTGGTGGCGGTTGTTCCGAAGAACCTGTTTATGCAGACTGGAACCTCACTATTGATACGGCGAGCATGACTATCCACGCATCAACGGGCAAAGCGGTCGTTGTGATTAAGGGAATTGCATTCCATGAAGGGGTCAACAAGAATGGTTGGGAGATTTCACGAAAGGCGGCTGAGGATATCGTTCGCCAAATGAAGGGGACTGATGTGACCTTGAATCACCCAAAGCCTAATGCTGTTGGTTTTTCGAGAAACATGAAAGGTGATGTTGATGAGGCTACTGTAGGAGTCATTACATCTGCAAGCATTGAAGAGGTTGAAGGCGGTTGGAATATCCGATATACTGCGGAGATTCAGCGCCAAGAATTATTTGAATCACTTGAAAGCGGTCTATGGATGCGAGAAGACTATGGCGTATCTATTGGTGGGTATGGTGTGCCCGATAAGGTCAATGCTGATACGGGCTACGCTTACTTTGATAGCGACTTCACACTTGACCATTTGGCTATTGTGTATAAGCCTGCATATCCCCGAGCAAATATCGAGGACGCAGTGCGGGTTGAATCGGTTGATACCAACGAGCAAGAAAAACCCGTTGTCTCGAGCAGTGCCTTCATATACCCTGCGGCTCATGAAATGGATAACGCAAGTGGGGAAATTACCATGACTGACGCATCCGAATCCGAAACAAACGCACAAATGATGGCTCTAAAAGCATCACTCGAAGACGCACAAGCAAAACTCGTTTTGGCTAACGCCCTAAATGACAAGCACGAAGCAGAGGCTTCCGCTAAGGTCGAGGCAGACCGCCAAGTCCTTGTTGAAAAGGCTTCTTCACTTGGTTTGAAAGGTCATGAATCCCTTTCATCCGATGTTATCACTTCACTTATCGCATCGTGGGAAACCGCAAACCCTTCAACCCCCGAGGTTGTAATGGAAGAAGCAACACCTGCGGTCGCATCCACCAGTGAATCACCTTCAAAGGGTCGCACCGTTGTTGTTGCGAACTACCTTAACGGACGACTTGTTGAGAATGACGAAACCCTCTATGCAAAGGCATGGAACGCATGGGCTTCTGCCTTCAACAGTGGTATTCAAGACGGACAATCCGCACCAATGTATAATGACCTAAAGAGCATTGATTGGTTTTCACGGAGGACTGTTTGAGGCTAATACCCTTTGACACCAAAAACAAAAAATGGAGATGAAGAAATATGTTATACGGCGGAAATGACCCAATGCACTGTGCAGACACCCAAACACAAATCACCACTATGGGACTTCTTGTGAAGTATCATGCTGATGGTATCAAATTGACAGAAGCGGTTGGAGATTCTCCAATCGGTTACACAATCGACGAAGGCTCCCGAGCAGGCGAAGGTCATGCACTTGAAGCCGCAGGGACACAAACCTGTTCAATCCTTCCCCTTGACGGTATTTGCTACCTTAAGGCAGAAGCACTCGCAAGTGGTGGTAAGTTCGGACTACCTGTTTATGTTGCCGCAACCGATGGATATGTTGCTGGCGCTGACGCAGGGTCTGCTACACTTATCGGCTACTACTTTGGAAATGACGCTGTATGGGCGGCTGGAGAACTTATTCCTGTATCAATCGCTTGATACTGAAACAAAAAATAAATGGAGATGAAAAATATGGCTAATAATACCCTCGAACAAATCCTTAACGTAGAAGCAAAAGACGGTCCATTCGGACAATCCGATTCCGTCCTTGAGCAAACCTTGCGTGATTTTATCATGCTTCAATCAACCCTTATGTCTGTTGGGACTAAAGTGGTCGGTGTCCGAACTGTCCCGTGGCTTACCTTCAAGTGGTTCACTGGTGTTGAAGGCACTTTCACATACCCATTGGACGACAATGCAATTGTTGAGCCAACCAAGCAATTGACTGAGAATTATGAAGTTACACTTCGTAAGGGTATGGGACGATGCACTTTCCTCGATTCCGTCGCACTTCGTGGCGAATCCTTTGAAACCCTCGACCGTCAGCAAATGGCTATCATCCAAAACCGTGCTTCGGTCATTGACAACCACTTGCTTACGACACTTCTTGGTGGAGCAGGAAAAACCGTTGCTGTTGGTGGCGGAACTGCAAAGTGGAACGGCGGCAGTGCCGCTGACCCTGAGCAAAACATTCTTGATGCACTTGACCAGATTTTCACCCACGGACGAGTCAGTGGAGATGAAGGCGTTGCCCTTATCCTTCCAACACTTTGCCGAGGAACCATGCTTAACACACAATTGTTCGGCAATGTGATTCTATCCCTTCAACAGCACCTCAGCAACATTGCTAACATCACTGTCTATTACAGCCGTGATTTCGGAGATGGTGCAGGTGGCGTTGGAACAACTGGCGCTTTGGGCAACCACGGGCTAATGCTAATTCCCGGTAGCACCACCGCTGAGTTCCTTCAATACAACGGACCAGGGTTCCAAGAAACAGAATTGACGAGAATCCCAGGAGTTGGGCATGATTGGCTTTTGACTTCTTACTTCGGCAGTGTTATTCACGAACACCAAGACGCAGGCAATGCGGCAGGCAGTGGAAAGAACAACCGTATCGTTAAATTGACCGACATCATCGCTTGAGGTGATTTCGGATGGCGAGAACGAATACAATTTCCGCAGACTTCAAAGTCTCAGCAGGGGACGGCGCTGATGCTATCAGTGTATCATTCCCTTCAAAGGCTTTCACTTCGGGAGACGCTTCGCTTATCAACGGAACGGTCGGCAATGTTGCCGCACAAACATGGACTGTTGCTAATTTCCTCGGTGCTTCTGTTACCGCAGGTGGCCTATTCTTTGAGAACCGTGATGCAACAATCGCTATTACACTGACCCTTGAAGTTGGTGGCTCGGCAGTATCTACTTTGGTTATTCCCGCAGGTGGAGTATATGTTTCACGACACACAAACGCCGTTGATGTGATTAAGGTCCAAGCGGCATCAGCCACAGCAGATTACACCCTCGCATTCGGAGAGTGAATCCCTTGACACGAGCATACGCAGAATACTATGCTAAACTCATCGGCAAAACCAAGCCCGACGCAGAAGAGCTCGAAAAAGTTCTTCAAGACGGCAAAAAAGCAATTCGAGACTTAGTTAAATCGGGTAAAGATTTGGTTAAGCCGTCAAAAGCAAAGAAGGAGTTGAAGAAGAGTGGCGAAGTCAAAGAAAGCATCATTAGTGAAGGAACTGAAGAGTAAGGGTATCGACATACCAAGTAAGGTTACGGTCGAAGCCCTTGAATCACTTCTGCAAACCACCGAAGGAGACTTAGGCGGTAAAGGTTATGTTGTTCGTCTTTTGA